AGAAAATCCACGCCACGAATGCGGATATTTTGGCGGGTATTTTGTGGGTTGACTTGCGGGGAAACCCAGAGTAAGATTGCGCTCGACGTGAGGTAAGAATCATCGTCACCATTCACCCCTCCTGCGCGTAGAGCAATGGATCTAGGGCTGGCACGAGTACTCTTACCTCCTCGTGCTAGCCCTTTGTTTTTACCCGAAGTGCTGGTGACATAGATAAGGAATCGAGGAACGCTCAAACGACCGAACGAAACCTAGGTAAGAGTCCACAAAGGTGCTGCCTGATGATCGACGAAGCAGCTTAAAAGTGTGTGACGACTAGAGAGTTTGATGCCGCCAACTCACAACCTTCGGCTATCTCTAGTTCCAGCTTTGCTGGTGTGCATGTCGTCCTTTCCGAAGAATATACGGGAGTATGAGGCACAGTTAACCCGTTATGGGCGAACTGTGTCTGCGAGCCTTCCTCTAATGCCGGGAGTTGGGGAATGTGCTAGTGTACGAGGAACTGGACGAAAACCGTCCTAATGTGCGTTTATTCACTCATTATGAGCATTTACACTATCCAGTAAACAAAACACCCTTGATAGGGATTGAACCTACCAAGGGTGAAACCAATGAACAATGAAACACACGCTACCTACAGCGATCAAGCATTCGCTAGCGTGATGGGTAATGTTTACATTGTTATAGGCAAATTGTCAAGCCATCAGAACTGCCCCGTAGCAGGATTGTAGATGGCGGACGAACCAGTACCGCGAGCTTTGTTGGCGATTAGGGGTGGGCGGGTTGGTAGTGTCATGGCTTTTCGGCTTCCAGAGTACAAAAATCCGGGGCTTTCCATCCGTGCGCCCTCCAACTTATTTAAAAGTCCAGCCATTTGAGGATTGGCTCTCATCTTTGTAACCGCCTTAGTCTCCGGCCGAACTGGTTGTCTAAATCTACTCATATCCGTGTACCTTAATAAATAATTGGGGTTTGTCAAGCTAAGACTGAGAGTAGCTCATCCAGCGTAGAGATGCTTCCTGCGAGCTTCATCACATCATTCGATGATTCTGCTTGGCGGAAGTCACCAAAGAACTTCTCACGCTCATCGTGGATGAACTGGATGATGGTGGCATATTCCTCGCGGTCACGGAGGGCTTCCACGGCTACTTGGATGCTTGGCTTCGGTATTGGTGTCATAGCTTACTTGCGCTTCTCTGCGCGTTTGATCTTGCGTTCTTGCTTGAGCATTTCTTTGGTAGGCTTTTTGCCAGAACCTTTAGCGGCACGGATGTTGTCGTATAGCCCACGCTTGGATATGGAGCCATCCGCTCGTTTTATCATCTTGGCTTTCATATTAGTATCATTTCATGCTTTTACTGCCTTTGCAACGCCACTTCTTACGGGACAATGCATTGGGTGAGTTGGGGTCTGATTTCCAGTCACCCTTGATCTTGGCTGAACGAGCGCAGTAGGCATCACCCTTCTTCGTGCCGGGTCGGATGCGATCCTTGCCGTCAGCAGCTTTACCTGCCTGCCCGAAGCGCACGGTCTTCTTGCGACCAGTATCGGGGTTGGTGACTACTTTTGAGAAACGCTTTTCCATTACTGCTGCATTCCTTGGGTTTGCATACCACCCATCTCCGCAGGAGCCGTGCCGATGCGACCGATCTCTGCGTTCTGGGCCTGCTGGAGTTGAAATGCGTACTGTTCTCCGTATTTCTGCAAGCGTGCCGCGAATGCCTCGTCCTGCTGTGCGCGTTGCGCGACATCTGGCTGCTGGACATAGGCTTGGAGCATCTGCATTGCAACCTGTGCGCCATTGGGCTGGGCAGGAACCTCGATGCCTGCGAAGATTTTAGCGAGGTCGTCCGTGACATTCTTCATGACCTTCTGCTGCGCTTCCTCTGCTGGTTGCAGGACATAGTCGGCAAAGATCGGGTTGATGCTGGATGCCGTAAATTCCAACAGCTTGTTGACATCCATGATTCCGTTGCGGTCGAGTTGGACGAGCGACACCATGTTTTTCAACTGCGTCTCGGCAGTCTCTGGGTCATTGCTCTGGGAGTCGAAGTTAACCACGATTGAGAAGTTCTCGTCAGCAGAACCCTTGGTCATCACCTGCGGATTTGGGTTGCCAGTAACTTGGAAGAACACCTCATCAGGCCCCATGCGTTGGTATAGTTTCCAAGCAAGGTTCAGCACATCACGCACATGATCCAAGAACTTGGACACGAAATACTGCTGCCTCATGGACGAGAGCGGATTGTTAAGGTCGAGACCAACGCTGCGGTCTGCCTGTCCGATCATCGAAACCTCGACCTCCACGGAACCATTGTCGGGCGGTGGTGTCGGCCCCCACTGGATCTCACCCAGACGACGATATGGGATGCGCCTGCCCGGCCCCCAGTCGGAGGGAGGCTTGCCAGCAGGGTGCATGAGTGGTGGCAGGGTTGCCAGCGACGAGCGGTCAACACGCGAATCACGCTCAGTCTTAATCTGGAGTTGCGCCCCACGGAGGATGTCCCCGAAGGTCTGCACCTCGTACATGCGCTTCTGGTTGTTGCTAAGGCGAGTCACCACAAAGGGGTAATCGTCATAGCCATTAAGAAGTTCGTGCTTGGCATAGCCCTCTGCGCTTGGGTGAAAAACGGTGCAATAGATACCCTCAGAGCCGTCCTCTTCGTCGATCAGGCGTTGGTAGCCATAAACAACCATAACGAGGTCGTTGTCGTCTGTGATTGGCAACCTAGTTACATTTTTTTGCTTCTCGCCATCCAAGTACATGGAATCTTTGCCACGGAGGTTTTCGATGGCGTAATCCACCCATTCCTCGTCCCAGCCCTCGTTGGTGACCTTTTTCTCTAGTTCTTGGGCAGTCAGGAAGGTTCTCCAAAAAATGTAGGGGCTGCGTTGTGGGTCGGAGACATAGGGCGGCAGGATGACCTCCCCGTCCGGGGCGCAGGAATGCACCACGGGGCGATCCACGGTTACCCTAGGAATGGGTATTTGCGCCTCTCCCTTCGTTCTGAGGTCTTTGAGGGCTTTTCTGGCTCTCTTCCCCGAAAGTGCAGGGAAAGCCTGAGAAATCAATCCTAGGGCCATTTCTGTGGCATTCTCGTCAATCAACAAATCCACCATCTCTGGCGCGGCCTGCGCGATCTCGTCCAGAGTCATAGTCTGGAGGTAGGTGCGGGACTCCCGCTGCCATCCCACATAAGAGATCATGAGGCCTTTTTCGAGCAGGTAATTAGCCCCCAGTTCCATGTGTTCCCGGAAATTTGGGATGTAGCTCGACCTCATCCACTTCAGGAAGCCGCTGACCATCGCTGCCCTCGGCATGGATGCCATCGAAGTCGGGAACGCCTTGATGTGGGAACGCTGGAGGGCTTGGTCGAAAAGTGCTACATAGGTGTCGATCCTCTCACCGATCACATTAACTTCTTGGTCGGAGGCTCCCTCCCACGGGAATGCGTTAGCACCGTGCTTGCGGAGGTCGTCAGACTTGCCTTCCCAGATGTTCCTCCGCTCGTCATAGGAACGAAGGCAGGACTGGAAATACTCGTCGAGGTCAAGCAAAGCGGTCTCATAGGCATAGGAAAGAGAACCAACATCGGGTTCTTTTTCAACATAGATCAACGCCTCGCCCTCTAGGGCTTCTGATTCATATTCAGTTTCCATGTAATTCGTAATGCTCGGAGTCTAACTTTTTGTGAATTTTAATGGGCTTGCGAACCAGACGAGGGGACATCCATGCGGGAACCTCGACGGCAATACGCTCCCCATTAAGTGATGCATACACATATCTTGGGTTGTTGGCGAGGCCAATTACCGTGACCTCTAGAGGCTCGGATGCTGGTTCTGGGGCTGGAATTACAGTTTCCTCCTGTGGTTCCACCTTGGGTGCGACCTTCTTTACTGCCTTCTTTGCTGCTTTTTTCTTTGTTTTCATGGTTAGTATCCTCCTGTGCCTTGTCTAGTTACAGCTATATGTGACCCGTCCACATGGTCAATGCCAGAGATGGCGGCGTAGCGCAGGACATCTATGGGGTCTTTCCACGCCTCCTTCAGACCACCATCGCCCGTGTACTCGGACAGGGCTTGGATAATGTTCTCGCATTCGGAACTGACATAGAAATGCGGTCGGTTGACCGAATCTGACGGTATAGTTACATTCCAAGACATTTTCCCGATCAAAGCTTGCAACCCATCGTCGATTTCCAAGCCGGGGGCGGGTATGCACACGATGCCCTCGTCGTTCAAATCCTCGATAATGCTACTAGCCCCATCTGCTGACTGGTACTTTGCCGCCCCAAGTCGGGGGTCAATGAGACGCTCCATGATCTCCTCGTCACCCTCTAGGTCTTTTATAAGTTCCACATAGTCGCGGATGCCGTATCCCTGCCCCTTGGCTCCCTCTCCTGCAACCCACTTGCCCCCTCGCCACTCGGCCCAATCGCCCACATCCACGCCCGGCCATTCCCTGTAGACCCAGAATGTTCCAGTCGCGTCCACGGCAATCCAGCACATGAACCAGTTTTTGGCTCCCGCTGGGTCAATAATATGGTATCGCGTCACATTTTTCGTCGGAATAGCGTGAGGCTCAACCACATTTACCTCCTTGTTGAACTTAGGAAACTTGGTGGCGTGGGACTTGACAGGAACCCCGTACGCACGAATTAGGATCTCCTCCCTAGGCCTTCCTACCAAAGTCTCCTTAATCCGCTCGTAGCCACCGAAAGGGTTGTCCTGTGAGTGGAAGTAATGCACGGATGCATTGCGCTTCTTACTCCGCTGGACATAGGGGACAAGCTCGCCATTTAGCAGTTCAGCCTCGCGGC